ATCTACGCGATCCTCGCCGGGGAGAAGCCCGATGCCTAAGAAACCTGCAAAACCCAAGCGCAGGGCAATCTTCTGGAACGGCGTCGAACTGCCCTATGGGTGGGAACTGCGCATGCACCTTTACTATACTGGTCGCGCGAGCTTAAAGGACATGCGCAACTGGTGCCCTGAGTCCGAACTGTACGAGGAGGAGAAGCCCAATGCCTGAACGTGACCGGACGCCGGAACAGTGGGCGGAGGACATTTACACGACTGTGGCCTGTAGCCCGAAGATGGAGGACATGCTACGGGTACGGAAAGTCGAAGCCATCCTCGCCCAGGGCAAGCAGCAAGAGCGCAAGCGCATCGTGACAGACCTGGTGGAGGCGAGGCTATTGAAGGCCGACAAGCCGCTCGCCCATCGCAAACCAACGCACGGCCCGTGTTGCACCTGCCAAACGTGCGGACACCATCACGACGATTGCGTGTGCAACTATAACGAACTTCTGCGCATCGTCAACCCGGACGCAAAGGAGTAGATCATGGGCGGACTGAAACCAGGTAAGCGGCTGAAGCGAAAGGTGCACACGACCGATACACTGTCTCTTATACACATCTG